CCATTGTCATAACTTCCAGCATTCTCGGAGCTTAACATTGGTGCGTGTGACACTGAGTTAGTCCTTATATATCCAGAGATATGCGTTGAATCCAAACTCAATACGCTTGATGGAACTAATGAAGTATTAGCATAAGCACTTACTCCGTTTGGTGTCATTCCAGTTGCTGAATGCGTCCACCCAGTTGTGAAATTTAATCTAAATGCAGCATCTAAATCTCTTGGATCTTTTAAATTCCATTTGTGAGTTGCAGCTGTACCTCCTACTATTGGATAAATTGCTTTGAACTTAGTCCAAAGTGAATAACCTTTTAAGTCAGTTACCAAAGTATTTATTGCACTTTGTTGAGTAGTGTCTGTTATTGCAGCTGCTGTTATGAATGCTTGTGCGTCGGGGTCAACGGGTGGCGTTGTAATACCTACAATATCCGTTAAACCCGCCCAGCTATCAGCGTGAATATCACCCCAGCCTATTGCATTATTTGCACCTTGCCCCCAACCTATTGTATTATTTGAAGCACCGTCGCCCCATCCATTTGCATTTGCCATTTTTAAGTAGTTAAATCACCGTATAAATACCATTCGTTCGTGTCCCTTTTGTATAAAGTAGCAACTGAATATTGCGCTGCTGTTTTGTTTTTACCGCCACTACTTCTTAAAGTTACTCCCGTATCTCCTATAATAGTAACTTGTCCAGCCCCGTATTGTGCCAAAGTTATTATCGTACCGCTCGGAAAACCTACACTTGCATTCGTAGGAACTATTAAATTATTACCACCTGAAAAGTTTAGTTCAACTACCTTATTCGCATCGCTTAAAACTAACGTGTGTTGGCTTGTGTGCGTTGCTCTTGCTCTATTACGTACTTCAGCACCCGTTACATACTTACTTGCGAACGTACCGCCTCCCGTGTCTTGTGCAATTGCCAGCCTATCTGAAGCTTCTAAATTACTTCCTTTCGCCGTTAATTGACTTATCTTTACGTTTGCCATTTTGCTTACTTAAATAGGTTAATAATTTCTTTATGTTTTCGTCTTTTGGTTTGTAGTTCTTCATAAATACCAGCCAGTATAATTATTGTTTGTATCCGGATACATATCCCCGTTTGAATTAGAATTGTATTCAGGAAATAAATCGTTGTTAAATGATATATAATCAATAAACCTTTCAGTATAGTGTTGCGCTATTGAACGCTCTTTTTCTATTAAGAAATCAATTTCTACCTTTTCAACGTTCGTAGCGTTTTCCGAATTGTGTTTATAGACCCCTTTATTCGCTATTGTGTAAGCCGCAAAGGGTAAATATTCAACCATTGCCCAGTGTATAAGCATAGGCTTTACATACGTAACTAAAAGGTTATTATAATCAGTTGGTATTGTGTAAATTAAACTTATTGTGACCGCTCCATTTGTGCCGCCCGTTACCGTTGCCGTATTTCCTACCGTGTAACCCGTACCTGCCGTGTTAATTGTAGCCGCAGTAATTAAACCACCAGCCGCCGTAATATTTAATTTTAAGCCCGTTCCCGTTGCGCTTGTTGTATTTATAGCCGTTCCCGTAGTGTAACCCGTTCCTTGGTTGCTTATTGTAATTGCTGTCGGTATTCCTGAAGCCGCTAAAATAATTTCAGACTTTAATTTTTCAAGTAAATCAGTACCTAAGTAATTTTGAATATGAATGTCTTGCGCTATTTTAACGTACTGAATGAAATTGTCCGTGTCTACGTTGCCATTCATTGCAGTGAACTTAACAACGTCGTTTCTTGTAATTAAAAGTGCTTCAGCCATTATTCCCCGTATATTTTATTAGTTGGTAAAAATCCGTTATTTGGCATATCCTTAGGTAATTGACTAACTTTTGAATCGTTCTTTACAACGTACCCAAGTTTTTCGGCTTTCTTTACCGCAACTTGTTTTAATTCTTTGCTATTAACATCAATTGCTTTGCCGCTAAATGTAGCGTAAACACGTTTATTCCAACGGTGGTTACAATTTCCACCACCTTTATAGAACCAAATTGAATATGTATCTGCACCACGTGGTCCCCAACCTTTGTTTACTACTTCAGAACCCATTTTAATAATATCTTCTTTACGGTAAATCTTATTAGCCGCTATCATTCTATTACAAAATTCACGACTATCAGCGCTTGTTTTACCAGCGTAAACGTATCGAGTTAGGAATTTAATACCTTCAATTACTTCGTCTTGCTTACTTGAAATATTAGGTCTATTATCGCCAGTTGAAACTAAGTTTACTATTTTGCTTAAAAAGGACTGTTTTGGCTCTTTAGAAAGCGTTTCATTCTCTTTGTCGTCCGAATCATAATCTACTTCGTATTCGTCTATTAGAATCGAATTTTCGGGTTCGTCTTCGCCTAAATTAATTAACGCTTCAGCTATCTTAAAATCTTTGCTTAATTCCGTTCCTGTTTCTTCAGCAACTTGTTCTTCGTTTTGTGCGTTTTCTAAATCTACGAACTCCAAAGGTTGTAACGTTTTAAAGAATAACTTTAAAGAAACACCGTTAAAAGCTAAAATTTTATCAAAGGCATCTATTATTTGGTCTTGAATAGGTTTAATAACCATATTATCAAACAAAATAGAAGCGTTTTTTAATTCATCGGCATTTGAACTAAAACCATTAGCAGAACCTAAACCGAAAAGAAGTGGCGAAGTAACGTTATGCGCTAACATAATTTTCTTTACGCATTCCTCACTTAATGAATTATACAAATCTGGAGCATCGTTAACGGGCATTGTGTCAACCGTTGTTTTGCTTTCTTGGTTATTATTAAATCCTATAATTACCTTTTCACCACGTGGTCCCGTTAATTGGCTTTTTACTTTTCCAGTAATAATTTGTTGTTGTTCTTCAGTTGGTACCCCGTTATTAAAGTTAATTACAACCCGTCCAGCGAAGCCTTTTTGAACTTCGTTAATTAAATAATCAGCAATTTCTTCTTCTAACTTTGCATAAGGTAAGCCACCTTGATAATCAGGCAAAGCGTAATATTTCATTCCTACCGCGTACGGCTTAGAATAAAGTATTTCTATTTGTTCGTTTGAATATCCAAAAGCTGGTATTCTTTTAGGTGCGTATTTTTTTACGTCCAACCAATTATCTGAATAATAATATCCTTCTATTTCACCGTCTTTATTGCACTTTTCTGCACGTAATAAATTAACTGGTATATGATACGCTTTTAAAATTCTTTTGTGATCTTGTGAGTAATGTATTTGCATTGCAAACTGTCCGAACATTTTTCTATCCAGTACTATTTTACGAATACAATCAGCATGAAATAAAGCCATCATTTGAGCGTACTCGTTAGGCTTTTTACTTGCATCTAACGCACTTAATCCACGACCGTAAATTAATCTATTAACGTTGTTTATTACCGAGCTATTAGTTGTCGAATTAACGTACCTATCAATAATAAACTGAAAGTAATTATTATCCTCGCCAAACTCAACCCAAGCGTCGCGTTTTGATTCTTGAATTACGGGCGTTGTATAAGAACTTAATTCTAAAACGTGTATATTACTCATAAACTATAAATTGATTTGTGGTGCTATTAGCAGTATATTGGTTTTTGTTTACTGAAAAACTCGAAACACTTTGATTAGTACAAAATATCCTATCCTTATAAACTACCGTAGCACCGTTAATAAATACCAAATCGTAAAAATGATTTTCTACTAAATTAAATTCAGCTTCAAACGTATCGTAATATTCCCCTTGTGTGTAAGTGTAACCAGTTATTTCAGTTGTTACGTTCGTTTGATCGTCCGTAATAGCTACATAATCAAAAACTTTATTTCGTGGAATAAACACAAAGTTTTGGTCATTTGTAGAAGTAGTTAGAATAATCATATATTATAAACGATTAAAGGTCGATTTTGTCCTTAAACAAAAAACACCTACCGAAGTAAGTGTCTTTTGCGCAAGTATATAGAAGAAAGAAATTATGCAGTAACTATTTGTGCATCTACTCCAGCGCCATCTTCAAACAAAGTTTTCAATTGTGCTTCAGTTGAAACGTCAAGGAAATTGGCTGGGCTTACCTCCATGGCTTCAAAAGTTAAATTATAACCATTGAAGTCACCTAAAGCCGAACCTGAAGAAACTGTACCAGCAGTAACATCCGCACCTTGTGTAAGTCCCATTAAAAAGAATTGGTCAGTCATTGTTCTAACTACAATTCTTGGTCTACCATAAGCCAAAAGTTTAACGTTTTTATGCGTTGTAACGTCTTGTCTTTTTAATTGAATAGTAAGTGTTTGTTGAAAGAAAGTAGTACCGTTATCGCGGCTTGAATTAATTGTAGTTTCAAAACTATTAGCACCTTTTAATTCGTATTTATACAATTGTAAAGCACCAGCAGCAATTGGAGTCCAGTCGCTAATCTCATCCGTTGAACCAACGTAAGTAACGCTATCGGGGTTTAAGTCATCGTAGTTAATAAAGTAAATCGCTTTCAATCCTGAAACCGAATCTTTGCATTGTTCAATGCGTCCGTTTGTTATATCACAACCTGGCATAATATTTAGTTTTTAAAGTTTAACAAAAAAAAGGTGGTGTATATTGCACCACCCTTTATTATAGTTTATGTTTTTTAGTTAGCTGAGTTAACGATTCCGTAAGTAACTAAGTCAGAAGCAAAACCGTATTTAGCATCTGCTGTAAATCTCATTACTACGCGAACATTTTGCGAACCGTCGATATCACCCATATCAATAACTTTAACTTCGTTCATATCATTCATTAAACCAGTCGCAAAGTACAAGTTTGAAGTTTGAGAAAGTAAAGCAGTGTTTGCGGCAAGTCCGTTAGCTAAGAATATTTTAACACCGTCAAAATACAAGTCATTCAATACTTGGTTGTTTCCTTTGTTGTCGTAACCGTTAGCTCCTACTCCTGAAGCAGCGAAGCCACCTAAAGCACGAACGTAAGCTCTATAAATGTTATTAGAAACATAAAGAGTTAAATCTTCTTTACCGTACAAAGCAGCTGGTAAAGCGTCAACGATTGAACCTAATTGAGCAACAACGTTAGTAGCATCAACAGTAGTACCCGCAATTTCTTGCGCAGCTGGTAAAGAAGCATCAGTAGTCAATTGTGTCATGATACCCGCGAATTGTCCAGCAGTTGCGTTAACACCTCTCCAAATTGAAGTTTCCATTCCAGCAGCAACTTTTTCAGCAGCGTGTGCAATTAAGAAATCAGCAAATGATTTAGGCAATACATCGAATGCAGAATACCCCATTTGAATGGCATCCCAATCCTGTCTAAAGTCAGATTTACACAATTGTAAATTAATTTGATAGCTCTCGGGTTGAAGTACACGTTCAGTTAACGTAACTGTAGAAGTAGGGTCAAAATCACAAGTTGCGTTTTTGATAATGTCATCAGTTGCAACTCTTTTAATTACTTGTTTGTACTTAACGTTAGGCATAATAGTAATACCGCCTTTTTCCAAAGTTGGAGCGCTTAATAAAGCAGCAGCGATATATTTTCCAGCGAACTCACCAGCATACGTTGTAGTAATGCTTTGAGTAGTTGATAGGTTAATTTTTTCCATTTTTATTTAGTTTTTTATTTTATTTATACTACGGTTAAAGTAATTGCACCAGCAGAAGTACCAAGTCCGAAAACATACCAGTTTGTTCCGTCACCAACTAATTCCACGAAGTCCCCAACTGTATCAGCAGAAGCCGAAAAAGTAATTGTGTTTTCATCAGCACCCGGTACGTTAACGCTATTTACGATAACACCACCTTGAATTTTGTTTGTAGCCGCTTTAATAGTCCAAGCAGTTGTTGCAAATAACGCACCTACTACAAACTTGTAAGATTGTCCAGCTCCATCAGCAACCGCTGGTAATGTAATTTGCGCTCCAGCAGCAGCGTTTAAGATAAATACTTTACCGCTATCTTCAGCAGTTAAAGTTGTTGCACCTGTCAATGTTTCAATTACACCTACTTGACGTAAAGAATCATTTGAGATACTTGTAAAAGTTGTACTCATTTTTTTTGTTTTTTAAATTATTACTTATTTAGTTTATTTAAAACTGAATCCATTATTGTGCGTGGTCTTTTAGACGCAAATTTTATAGACTCAACTTTGTTTTCGTTTTCAGGATTAAAAGAAATTGGCTTAACTTCTTCAGATAGTTCAACCTCGTTTTCTTTAACCTCGTTTGATTTGCTTAATTCAGCTTTAAGCATTTCGTTTTCTTTTTTCAACGCTTCAATTTCCGAAAAGAAACTTTCTTTAATTGTGCTTTCAACAACTTTTTTAGGGTTGCTTTTAGCTGTTTCCATTTCTTGTTCTTTTTTCGCTTCCTCTTCGATAGGCTCTTCAACTTCTACTTCTTCTTCTTCAACCTTTTCTTTAATTTCGGAAATAATTCCTTCTTCAACAACGATTAACATACGACCGTCCTCCATTTCGTATTCTCCTACTGGCACGGGGATTTTTTGTTCGTCTTCCGTTACTACGAAAATTTCGTTACCAGCTTCAAACATATCAGCTTCAAGAACTGTTACGCCATCCATTAGTTTCATTTGTTCAAGTTTTACTTCCATTCCAAGTAAAGTTTTGATTTGATTGATTAGGCTATTTTTCATTTTTATTTTATTTTAATTTGTTAAGCAAACT